GAGTATTTACTGCTACTGACTTTGTTCCATCTGGTGTCCCGTTATTCCATACACCTACCATAATTTATCTCCTAATAACTGCGCTCACCCGGCTTTAACTTAACCTGATTGTGAGTGTTGGTTAATAATAGTTTTCGCTCCTTTGAAAATGCCTTCTCTAGTCTAGCTAAATCTTTAGCATCATACCTGTAATCTGTAGCATAATTAAACGCTGCTCCATAGGCTGCATATCTAAGCCACCAGTCAAATGATAATGATTCACTCTCTTTGCTTACCGCAGTACTTCTCTTGTAACCATATAAGATCACATTGTAAGATACATCTGGAAGAGTTCTAAACACTAGCTCATCACTATAATAAAGCATATCTGTAGGGAATCCCTTAGTTAAAAGAGATATGTTGCTTACACCCCATTTTTCATAAAACTTAACAGGGTCTTGAAATATGTTTAACGGATTCCATGATACAGAACTTGTTCCTGTTGATGTTGGTGTTATAAACCCTTCTAGTGAAATATTGGAAAAACTAAAGTTAGCAAAAGGTAAAGCATTAAAATCATAAACCCCATCTACTTCAGTCGTTCCAATAGTAAATTTCAATGTTCCAAACTGTTCAAAAAGCTTTACATCATTAGGCATCTCAAGATTAAGAAAATCACTAAGATATCCTATAAATCTATCAGCAGTAGAATCTATGTCTTTTTGATTCCTACGACCTAATGCTGTACGCATTATCTCTAAAGCATCTGAAACAGTCTTAGCCATTGTTAGTTTCCTTCATATATTGTTCTTACCGCAAATCTAGGCTCATTATAAGCGACTCTTGTCTCTTTAGAACCATCAGGATTATCAAACCATTGAAAAATAGGTTTTCCTTTATTAGCTATATGTTCAATCACACATCTAGGTAGATGCACTTTCTTTCCGGGTGTAATCTTCATTTTAAAATCAATCATGGCATCAGAAAGCATTATAGGTATCTCATTCAGACTTTTGTTCGTGTGGCTTACTACTACCCAATCTTTAGGGTGCAGTTCTGTAGGGCATGGCTTAATAGGGTATCTGTTTTCCTTTAACTTTAAGATGTGGTTTAGTTCGGTTGCCTTCTTGTTGTAACGCATGTAATCGCCTAAAGATTTTAAAGGCATATTATCTATGCTTACTTCTGCTTCCGTCTTTTTATCTGTTGCTGATATAGCCTTGTCTATAGGACTTACAGGCTGTATAGCTTCTGGCTTCTTTCCTCTGACTGCTGTTGTCATAAATTAGCTCCTTGTTATGCCGAGTATTCAAAATCAAACTCTACTAAGTTTACATTGCCTCCTGTGACATAAGGCGTAAAATTTGTAGAATTAATATACTCATGTGTTGTTTTGTCCTTTAACTTGAAGTGGGTTGTATCTACCACTACAATTAAAAACTTCTTATTGTTTATCTGATCGCACCCTCTTGGTGTAGGAATCCTTCCGTTTAAATCTGTTATCCTTACAAAGTTCCCTGTCTCAAAATCATTGGTATCAGTAGTTACAACACAAGGATTAGCATTGCTTATCCCAGAAATCTTAAACCTGTGTGCTGTCTGTCCTGCCATGTTGCCTCTATAAAATCATGGTATGCACTTTTTAAGGCACACACCATAATAATTTAATTACTCTTATACAAATGATCCTAAATCAGTCATCTGACCATATTTGTAAACCTCGATTCTGAAAACATCTCCGCTAGTAGCTAGTACAGCAGTACCAACTTTGAGCTTGTACTCAACGGCGTCATATTCAAAGGCGTTAGCAGTATAGCTTGCAGGTGGAGGATTGTTTGGAAGCAATACATGAGTTTCCAAAGTCGCTCTACCATTCGATACATACGCTGTGTACGCTGTAGAATTAATAGCTTCATCACTAGTGACATCTTTCAAAGAGAAAGTATCAGCAGTAAGAACTGTAATTCTATAACGATTGTTGTTGATCTGATTCATTCCACGAGCTGTAGGCATATCAGAACCTAAATCAGTAATTCTTACTACCTGATTACTCTGAAATCCATGAGCTACAGCAGTTACTACGCAAGGATCTGCTGCACTAACACCAGTAATCGTTGCATAAGATGTCGCAACTCCACCAGTTGTATTAGCCGGAGTAAATCCGTTTGTAGCTGCATCTAAGAAGTTAAAAGATGCCCCGGCAGAGGAATCAATAACTGCTTGCTGATAAGCATGAGCTGCTGTGGTTTGATCTTTAAACCATGTTGTAATTGGGAAAGTACCTGCTGTACCTGTCCAATCTGTTAAGTTATAAAAAATAACCTTATCGGCATCAAAATTAAAAGTGAAAGTATGCTCAGCTCCACCGGAGATAAACTTGTATCCTTCACTCATTGATCTACCATTAAATAAATCTGACATAAATTTTCTCCTTATGCTGCTTTAGTTGATAGTAATGTTACGATATGTGAATCGTCTAGAATCTCTGCATTAAACCATGCAGTAAATCCCATAGCTTGGAAACGATTCAAGTAATCATTGAAACCTAGTGGCTTCATGATGATTTCAGTTGATACTTCATCAATAGTAACATAACCATAAGCATTTGCACCTATGATAGTGTTGCTGTATTGAGGTGCTGTATCTGTGCTTACATTGACTAAAGTAGAGGTTACCCAACGAACTTCATCAGTATTGCCTAATTCAGCCTGTAATACTGCTTCTTGTGCACCATACTCTTTGGTTGGCATATATGAATCTAACGCTTTAATATCACGCTTCAATTTAATGTTTGCAACGCCCCAGTAAGATGCAGAAATAGGACCTGTTCCAAATTTAGAAGAACCCTCAATAGTAGGTGTTGCCTTCTCAGTATTATTCTCATCTAAATAAGAAATAGCTCTATCTAAGTCTTTAGATGTTAGCTCTGTGATAGCATTTCCATTACTTCCACTTAGGCAAGAAATCTGAGGAATAGAACTAGCCCAAACTCCTCTTGTTACTTTGTCTAACATGGTGTGCATGGCTTGAGATAAATTGTCTGCTGTTTCATTAGCAGTATCATCTTCAACGACCAAAAGAACAGTTCTAGATAACAATGTTACTTTTCCAAACTCTTGGACTGTTACGTTGATATCTCTTTTGTTTACAACTTCAGGTGTTGGATCGCTGTCTTCTGATAATACAACAGGATCAGAATTGAAGTTCTCTTGTCCTCTCATTCCAATTGTTCTTGTGCTTTTTGTTGGAAGTGAAAACTTCTTTCCAAAAAGATTGTGAACGTTGAAATGCTGTGGTCTTTGCAATAAAGCTCTATGCGCCCATAAGTTGGACATAGAACCATAAGTTGCAGTAGTAGTTACAGTCATAGCTTCTCTCCTTTATACCACTACCTACGCTTGCGTTGAGATGATCTCCAAACGTTAAAATCTGTGTCATTCATTCCCATTACATCAATCGACTGATTTAACCCTGCTCCTTTAGGAACTGCTGACGGAGACCCGGGAGCTTCTCTTCTAGCTGGAGCTTGCTTAACAGGTGCTTTTGGCTTCTCTGTATATCGCTCTAGCCAATCCCATGCCTCTTCATATCTATTAACGCACTGGTTTAACGCTGCTTTCAGGTGTGGTTTAGTGTTTAAAAAATCTGTTAGTTTCTCGTTTACAATTTGTGCTTTCTCAGGATTGTGCTTAATCCATAGGTTTTCTTCTACTGCCTGCATCATTCCAAACTTCTCTTTCTTAAAGTCTGCTTTGGTTACAGGTTCGTATTGGCTTCCGTCATCTTCAGGAGCAGCTTCTTCCCTTAACTTCTTAATGTTAAGATCACGATAGGCTTTGTTCTCCTGCTCAACTTCCTGCCTCTTCCTACGCTCTTTAACTAATGCTGAAAGAGGTACTTGCTTGTCTCTTGCTTCTTCAGCAACAGGCTCAAAAGTAGAACTCTCTTCTTCAACAGGCGCAGCTTCTTCTTGCACAACTTCCTGAACTATTTCTTCTTGAGGCTCTTTTACTTCCTCGTTACCAGCAACGGTATCTGTCATATATTCCCCGTTTTAAGCATGACATAGCCTGTCATGATGGCATTGCGCCTTTTGCTTGAAGGTAGGCTACACCTTCGGTATTGAAGCGAGGTTGTAACTTCTCACCCGGTAATTTGGGTGGTATCATCCACAACATTTCGCATATACCTCGTTTAGGACTTACCCAGAAAACAAATGAATTACTTATAAATTGAGGTAATTCCATTGTTGCCTTGGGAGCATCTACTCTAAACTGTGTTGGATCTTGTTCATTAAACTTTGCATGTATCGTCAGAAAATAGTTTTCCTTGATATGAGACGCTGCATTGACTGCCTTATCAACAATTTCATTAATTGAAGCTTTTAACGACTCTTTCTCGTCGATGAATTGTTCAGGCAATATCAACTTAGTATCTGGATCTTGCATCATTTTCATAAACTACATTCCCATTTTTCCCCGAAGAGAATCGTTCTCAGCATACGCTTTCTTTAAAAGCTTATTAGCCTTTTGAGAATCTGCATTAGAGCTAGGACCAAATTCCCTAGGTACTCTGCTTGGCTGTGGTTTTGGGTTTGTCTTTGTAGAATACATTCCCTTAAACTGGCTGCCATTACTTTTTGCCATTTACTTACTCCTTTTTTTGTTGTTTAGCACACTAACTTGTTACACTTGCTGCTGTGTTGCTTTTAGTCGTTTCTTTCTCATCAGATTCAATGTCAATCTTGGCATCTTGTATTTCTTTCTTGGATTCTTCTTGAGCGCTTATTTCATTCATTATTCTTAATGCTTCAATGATTCTGGAATCTTCTAATTGTGAAATTTCAACTATCGCTTTTGCCCTGTCAAGTGCAGCACTAGCAATGTTCTGAACAGATTCAGAAGCTCGCTCCATTCTTAAGCCTTCATTAGCATCTGCTCTTGTGTTCCTCTCGTGCGCTAAGGCTTTCTTATCTTCCATTGTCGCTTCTACTAACGCGTTAGCTTTGTCTTGTGTCTCTTTTTCTTGCTGCGCTTTCTGCTCTGCTTGCTTGGCAATAGATTCTTGTAGCTTGCTCAT